GGGAAGTAAATGAGTACGTGCCCACTGAGGCCGGGCAAGTACAGCATTTGCTTGACGCCTGCGGGCGCTCGCTCCCGCGAGACCGCTACGCTGCGCTCCGCTCGCCCTTGTCTGCAGCGGCCTTCCCCCTAAAGGGGGCCCCTGGCCTCGCCCTTTTCTAGAAAGTAATGGGAGGTGACGGTAAAAGACCGTATGTACTGTAACAGTAGAGACAGTATGGTAGAATTCTATAGAAACAGGGTCCGGGGTCAGACAGGGTCTCCCAACCACCCATTTTCCCAGAGTCGGGGGTTCGTTGGGGCCTTCCCCACCTCACATTTCATTCATTATTTCTCGTTCAAAATCATTATTTTGACTTTCTCAAATAAAGAATGACCACCCACGAACTTTCTGACTCTGAAATGGACCTCGCTGCATACTTTGCACCAATCCTTGGTGAGCAAATTATTCCTAGATGTTTGGTTTTCCGCGACGATTCTGACACAGAAATCGAAGACGCTGAGCACCCTGATCCCGATCATCCTGAACCTCAACCGAAACGAATTCGACCTACTGACCCAACTTTGGACAACGATCTCCCATCGTTTATACCTGATCCCGCTCATATTGCCATGGCAATCAATGAGCTCCAAGTCGATTTCGGCATAAGCGAAAGACGTGCAAAGTCCATGGTAGGTCGCATTTTAAACATTGATCTGTCCTCGTTTGAATACAATTGCACTCACTGTGCTCATCCAGAACACTGTGATCTCTGCAATTGTGTCTATTCAAAACACCACGGCATCTCCATGATCCATCGATGTGACCACTGTCGCAATCATCTCGGCTGCGATTGGTGCAACTGTGTAGATGGTAATCTAGACCATGCTGTCTATAGAATTCACTGTCCTGAAACCTTGTAACTTGTAGACATGAATGCATGAATGCTCATTTTACGTAAAATAACATTAATTCTCATCATACCGTTTGCTCAACGGTTTATACTGTTTATACTTAACGGTATAAACAGTATAACGGATTCGCTACCGTTACACGGTTTCTAATAACTAAGCAGTATAATTACGTACTGTAACAGGTATGTACCTGTACAGCAGTATAGTTACCATAACAGTATATACCATATAAAACGGTATATACCGTAAAAAGGAACCTATACACACACCGGTTATTGAACACAAGAGGGGGGAACTCCCTCAGGAGTTCCTCCCTCAAAAGTGGCCTAGGTAATAGAGACTAGGCCACTTTTCGTCTAAACAAGCACAAAATTAGTTGCAGTAAGTGTAGCAATGTGTAATCCAAAGTCTTACCCTTCGTCACCGAAGGCCGCTCTCCTTCTTCTTAGAGTAAATCGATTCAGCCGCTTAAAGGTCTTAACAAAAAACTCATGAATTTTCCCTCTAAACCTCGTCCATACTGAGGTTCCCACAACTCCCAATTTGTATAATTTCCTCACAAAACAAATAAAAAATACCGCCTCTACTCCATGCCGCCAAAAAGAAAACGCTCAGGTTCCAAAAGAAGATCTTCGGGCTTAAAACTGCCAAGACCTGTTGCCCAGTATGCGCTATCATTAGCAAGGTCTTACAAACATCAAAAAGACCAGGCAGAAATGAACACCATGGCTCAACTGTCCCAGCCATCAGCGTTACAAGCATACGCCAACATAAACACACGGCGAGACGCCGCAATAGCAGCAGGCCGAGGCGCATACAGTATCGGAAAAAAACTAAACAAATTCAGTAGAGGAAAAATAGGTCGGGGGCTTCTCAACGTAGGTGCTGCCGCATTAGATCCATACTCTGGCGGTATGGCATCTGAAGCCCTAGAAATGTCAGGAAGAGGTATCTACACCGGGGGAGGAATTTACACAGGTCAGGGTGAATATGAAACAAACACACTGATCAACAACAACAACCCTGACCAAATTCCTCAATTCAGCTCCGCCAATGATGAAACCGGTGCAATCACAATTTCTCGCAAAGAATACGTTGCCGATATTTATGGTCCGCCATCATCAACAGCGTTTCAAATACAATCCTACGCTGTTAACCCAGGACTCGAACAATCGTTCCCATGGCTTTCCCAAATTGCTCAAAACTATGACGAATATGACATGATCCAGTTAATATACACTTAAAGAAGTACCGTATCTGATAGCGGCAATTCAGCAAATGGTCAAGTTGGTACAGTCATAATGGCAACCAACTACAATCCAGCAGCTGGATTGTTTGCTGACAAAGTAGTCATGATGGAATACGACGGTGCAATGTCACAAATGGTGACACAATCCATGATGCATGGCGTCGAATGTGATCCAGACAAACTATCCGGTACACATGGCAAGTATATTAGAAACAATCCTGTTTTACAAAACCAGGATATCAAAACGTATGATCACGCTTTGTTCCAACTTGCAGTTGCAAATTCGCCAACTGCATTTGCAAATCAAACAATCGGAGAATTATGGGTTTCTTACACAGTAAGACTCCGAAAACCCAAATTCTACTCATCAAGAGGTTTAGGCATCAGCCAAGATATCTACGTATCTGGAAATGGTACCGAAACCACAACAGCACTACTAGGAACCAGTACCGCTATATTAACAGCGCAACAAAACAACATCGGTTGTCTACTGACGTTAACAGCTAACACAATCAAAATAACTTTTCCAGCAGCTTATGCTGGGTTCCTAGAAATATCACTATACTGTGACCTAATCACCACTACGGGTTCAATGTTCAGCAATCCCGCGTATGCGGGAAATTGCGTCGCAGTTAGTGATATTTATGGAACAATTGTAGGATCAGGAGACGCACCGGACTCCATACTCCGTACAAGTGGAGTACTAACCGCACAACAAGCAATTCTTGTAGCACATGTAAAAGTGACACCAGCTACGCTGGGTACAGACAACACTTTTAGCATAATTACTAGTAACGTCAGTGTTGCACCCAGTCAAACACAACTAAAGATTCAAGAATACAACTCTGGCTTTGGGTACAAAGCCAACAACATTGGCCCACCTAACACACAAACTGACGCCATCATCTTAGTAAACCCTTCTGGCGCAGTTGTAGTACCATAATAAGTTAGATAGCTATTGATTTTTAACTAAAACATTTTTTAAATTAATTATTGCCTAAACACCTAACTATCTAACCAAGCGGGCATTTAGGAAAATTAATATCCCAACCATTACAACAACTGTTGTTCTGGTCATCGCAACAATTTATAACTATTGATTCTCCGTTTCTAGGTTCATTTCCACGTGCTCCCTCCGGTCCCACAACACCTCCCTCTTCGAATCCGGTAAATAATGAACCAAGTACTCGATCCTCCTCTCCAGCTGATTCAGCTGTTCGGGCAATATCCAATCCAAGCTCCCAAACGCCTCGCGGGGATTGACATTGCAAGTGACTACTATCACCTTGGGACAAAACTGGACTGTTCCACCCTTCACCTCCACAGAGAGTGGATAAGAGTCCATCAAACGAAGCAGTTGATTGAACGGAATCTCCGCAGTCGGGCGAAAATCGTCCATGATCACATGTTCGTTGCCGTTCCAGCCGTCCCACCATTTGTTGCTCACATCCTTCGAATACGCTCCCGGAAAAAGATTCCACGCTTCGAAACTCTTGCCTGTCCCAGTTGGGCCAAAAAACCAATACACCAATGTTTTTTTCCTTCCTCCGAGTAGACGTAGCCTCCAATAACCGTGAGATTCCCTGGGAATACTTTATATACGCCTTTGGACATTCCTCTGCGATTTCCTTCATCCCACCACCACGCTTAATAACATCAACACAATCGTCTAAGTCAGTACGTTTACCTTGTCCTTTAGCACGTTCACCGTATTCTACAAAAGTGTCACCGCACTCTTTACTGCAATATGCTATATTCTGTTCTTGAGTACCCTTCGCAACTTCTAAGTGAACATTCGTTACAATCCCGACAATTCGTTGCAACCAATTTTGTGCTTGTTGGATTGACTTTTGCGAAGCGACTTCGAAATACCCTTGCAAATGAGGGGTTCCACTTTCGCCTACTTCTTGACCGTAGCACAAGAACTTAAACTGACTTAACGCGATGTCAGATTGTAAAACAAACAAATCTGCAGGGGTGAAGTTATTCATCGTAAAACAAAAACGGCGGGAGGATCCTCTAGCAGAAGGCATTTTTCAAAATAATGATTTTGCAACCCTCCTAGTGGGTCTGGGCAAGCCCAGACCCATATCTTAAAAAGATGTATCTTAAAGAGCTATAAAGTTCTTCAGTTTGTTAGTCTTTCACAGAACAACCGATGGGTCCTACGGACCCATCAATGTCGAGCTAACAAATTCCCAAAGAATTCTACTGTTACAGAAGCGACCTGCGGTGCAAACGCGGCTCCGCCGCCGACCTGCGGTGCAGACACGGCTCCGGCCTAAAGGCCTCCGCGGATTTAGAGGGAAGTAAATGAGTACGTGCCCACTGAGGCCGGGCAAGTACAGCATTTGCTTGACGCCTGCGGGCGCTCGCTCCCGCGAGACCGCTACGCTGCGCTCCGCTCGCCCTTGTCTGCAGCGGC